CCCGTTCGTGTTCACGGAAGGCACGGCAGCCTCGCCCAAGTATATCCAAGCGGCCTTCGCTTGCACTACTGGCGACAGCCTTGCGGATCACAACACCGGCGAGCTGGAGGTCTTCCTCCACATCGCCAACGTCAACGCGCTCTAAGTCAGACCAAGTCTTGAATCACCTGCGGCGTCTCCGGGCGCCGCAGCTTTCAGGATGGCCGACTCACTCTGGACCGGCATCGCCAACGACCTGGGCGATGAGATGGCCCACCTCGTCAAAGAGGAACTCCTCACAGGTTGGAACGCCAAGGCCGTCATGGCCGGCCTTGAGCAGCAGCGCATCGCGCAGGCCAACGAGCGCCTCGAGCAATGCGCCGTCGAAGGCATCGGCCAGCACACCATGAGCATCGACGCCGATGTCTACTGGGCTTGGGAAAAAACCGAACCCGGCTGCTGGGCCGACAAAGGCTGGCGCGATGACTTCAAAAAGCGCCACCCCGAGACCGCCGTCCACTACACCCCGCGCCGCACCACGGTGCTTGTCCCTTAAATGATCAAAGCACCCGACCGCGAAAAAATCTCCGAGATCCTCTCGGACATCGATGAAGCCGACGCCGATGGCAGCGGCTACGTCCAGCGAAAGCTCCGCAACTGGAACACCCGCTTCTGCATCTGGGCCGGCCAGACCGACGACGGCCGCAAACACCAAGAGGCTCTCGGCAAGCGCCCGTTTCCTTGGGACAAGTCCCTCGATTCTCGCGTTCGCTTGGCCGACACCATTTGCCGGGATCACATTGCGATGCTCACGAACGCCTTCTTCAAGGCGCGCGTCCAAGTCCAGCCCGTCGAGTCCATGGACATCGACAAACGCAGCGCCGCAGAGTCCGTCCTCAAGTGGCTCCTCTTCCAGCACGTCCTTGATGATCTCCGCAGGGAAGTGCAGCTCGCCGCCAACTTCCGCGAGACCTACGGCCTCGCCGTCATGGCCGTCGATTGGATCAAGACCACCCGCACCGAGATCAAGAGCTTCTCCATGGAGGACGCCATGGCCATGCTGCAGGAGTCCCAAGACCCCAACCTGCAAGCCCTCCTCGAAGTCGTCCTCGACCCCGAGCAAGAAGAACTCGCCGCCCAGCTCATGGGCGAAGTGATCCCGGAACTCGGCAGCACCGCCAAAGTCCGCGCCTTCCGCGAAAAAGGCTTCGTTGAATGGGAGCAGCCCTACGTTTTTGAAAGCCGGCCCCAGTGGACCGCGCTTGAGCCGTGGGAAGACATCATCTTCCCCGCCCAGACCTACTCATTACAGCGTGCCGCGTTCGTTGCCCGACGCGAGCTAATGACCGAACCGGAGTTGCGCGAACGTGCCGCTGTAGAGGGTTGGGACGACAAATGGGTCGAGCAAGTCGTGGAGAAGAAAGGCGACATCCGCCGCATCTCGCTAAACCTCCACCGCAGCGACCAGTTCCTCTACGACCACCAGCGCGACATGATCGAGATCTGGCACGTTTACAGGAAGGAGCACGACGACCGCACCAAGGCAATGCGCGTCACCCGCACTGTCCTCAGCTACCACGTCCCCGACCGCACCGCCGTCCACGACATCCTGCCCTACGCGCACGCACTCTATCCCTTCGTCGAGCTGCCCCGCGAGCGCGCCTCACGCCCCATCTTGGAATCCCGCGGCGTGCCGGAGATCGTCCAGACCGCCCAAGAAGAGGTCAAAATCCAGCGCGACATGCGAGGCGACCGCGCCAGCATCGTCACCTTGCCTCCGCTCAAAACGCCCGCCGCGCGCGGCAAGATGGACCTCATCATGGGACCGGGCGTCCAAATCCCCGAGCGCCGCCCCGGCGAAATCTCTTGGATGAACCCGCCACAGCCCGACGCCGGAAGCATCGAAGTTGAGATGTCCATCCGCAACGACGTGGACAACTACTTCGGCCGCATCAGCGAAGCCGTCCCGCCGCAACGCTACATGCTGCACACCCAAGAGCTGGTCGATAGCTGGCTCCTTGACATGAAGCTCTGCCTCGTCCAGACGCTCTCGCTCTGTCAACAATACATGACCGACGAAGAAGTCGCCCGCGTCACCGGCAACCCCAACCTTCCGCTCACCGCCAGCCCCGCCGACATCCGCGGCCGCTTTGACGTGACCTGCGAGTTCGACGCCCGGTTGCTCGACTCCGAAGCCCTCGGCGCAAAATTAGACTACCTCGCCAAAGTCTTGGTTCCCTTGGACAGCTTCGGCGTCATCGATCGAGTCGGCTTGGTCCAATATATGATGCAGGCAGTAGACCCAAATCTCGCCGGCATCCTCATCAAAGACATCGGCGCCGCTACCCAGGCCGAGCAAGAAGACGAACAAACCGCCTTCGCCAAAATCGCCGCAGGCACCGAACCCCCATTGAAAGAAGGCGGACAAAACGCCCAAGTCCGCCTGCAAACCTTGCAGCAAATCATCCAGAGCAACCCCGCCGTCCAACAGCGCTACGCCCAAGACGAAATCTTCCGGTCAATGATCGACGCAAGAGCACAAGCCTTCCAATTCCAGCTCCAACAGCAGCAAAACGCAGTCATCGGCCGCACCGGCGCGCAGCCCGCGCTGCAAAAGATGGCACAAGACCAGCAACTCGGCATGACCGCCCAACCCGCCGCCTAACACATGCACCCGAACGTCTCAGTCAGAAACATCGCCGGTCTCAACATCCCGCAGCACAACGCGGTTGAGCTGAATTACGTCAGCACGACAAACAATCTCTCCACGGTGGTCTACAAGGAAGGCGCCCAGACAGTCGCCACGCTCACCTTCACCTATGTTGGCGGCACGCCGTCCAGCGATGACGCAAAGATCGCCACAGTGACCCGCAGCTAATGGCCATCAAGTTCAATCCGCTGACAGGAAACTTCGACTTCACCGGCTCCGGTGGCGGCGGCGGTGCGTCCTACATCGACGGCGAGGTGGCTGTCTATGCAGATTTGCCTTTAGACGGCACCGCCGCGATCAACAGCGCATGGCTCGTCAGAACGGCCAGCGGCGTCTGGCCGGTGAGCCGCAAGCAGGCAGGCATTTATATTCGCACAGCCACCGGCGGCAGCAACAGAGACGCCGACTACACCTACGCGGGCACCATGCCGGACGTGTTCAGCGATGCGCAGTTCACGCTCTACGGAGACGTGGACTCCACGAAAAACGTAAAGTTCAACGTAGACGCCCAAGTCGGCGCAAACCAAACCCGCGTAATCACCGTCCCAAACAAAAACATCACACTGGACGACGCAGGCGACTCTCGCACGCCGACCTCCCACACCCACGGCAACCTAACCAACGCAGGAGCCATCGGCACCACCGCCAACCTCCCGCTCAAAACAGGCACCAACGGCGTCATCGAGGCGGGTTCTTTTTCTAACGTGGCAGGGAGCTTTTGCGAGGGGAACGATGTGCGGCTTTCGGATGACCGCGACCCGAATCTTCATGCCGCAAGTCACCTCCCCGAAGGCGCGGATGAGCTTTTTGATCAGTCGTTGAATACCAGCGATAACGTGTTTTTTGCAAACATTGAAACCGAACAAAACGTTACAGTCGGCGGCGACTTATATATTGGTAACGCCCTTAATGTCGGCGGTAACGGTATCTTTTTTTCAGAAGGCGGCGATAGTGCCACCCGCGCCAACCTCGGCCTCGGAGACGCAGCCGTAGAAGACGCCACAGCCTTCGCCGCCTCTGGCTCCATCACCACTTCGGGCCTAACGCAAGCCACCGCCCGCATCCTCGGAAGAACGACCGCCAGCACAGGAGCCATCGAGGAGATCCAAATCGGATCGGGGCTTTCGCTGTCGGCGGGGGAGTTGTCTTCCACAGTCAGCGCGGGCATCCCTGCAACTTTGCTCGACGCCAAAGGCGACCTCATCGTAGGCAGCGCGGCGGATACGGCGGCACGGCTGGCGGTGGGCGGCACCAACGGCCATGTGCTTACGGTGGACTCCGCGGAAACCTTGGGCGTGAAGTGGGCGGCGGCATCGGGCGGCGGCGTCACGGGCGCAGCGTCCTCGGCCTCGGATGTCCTCGGCGTTTCGGGGGCGGACATTACTGGCGTGGACGCCAACGCAGATCGCATCATATTTTTCGATGACTCGGCAGGAAAGCTCACGCACCTCACCCTTGGCAGCAACGCGCTGACCATTGACGGCACAACGCTCAAAAGCCAGCCGCTTTTCCCTGTTGAACCTATAAGCCGTGGCGCGGCGCACATCTCTTACATTGGTTCGGCAGCGGGCGGCAACAGCAGTTCAGCAGTAAACACCAGCGGTGGATTTGTGCTCTTTGCGCCAGTTTATGTCCGCAAGTCGGCAAACTATACCACCTATTCCGTCGCGGTATCCACCGCTGGCTCTGCCTCTTCTCTCGGAAAGATGGCGCTTTACACAATCAAGGCAGCAGACGCGACCCCAGATGCGCTTGTTTGCGAAAGCGGAACTTTTGCAGCGGATTCAACAGGAATAAAGCAGCCGACGATGGCGTCCACATTTGTTTCTGAGGGCTGGTATTACATGGCAATCGGAACAAACAGCACGACCAACATGACGTTCTTTGGCGACACGATGTTGCTCCTTCGCGGTGTGTTTTCTGGCTCAACTTTTAACACAAGCCCCGTGTTGCTCGATTATTCGCAAAAACTCTACGCCGACTTTTGGCCGAATCCGTGGAACGGAACTGGAACCACGTTTCGCAATGCGTTTCACCCCATAACGTCACTAAGCTAATGAAAGTCCAAAAGTTCGCACCAGACGGCACGTTGATTTTTGAGCAGGAATATCCTGACCCGCCAGCGCCTCAGATCACAGCCGAAGAGGCGGTCTCTGCATACTTCTCGGCCTACCA